TTCAAGTTCGGCAGTAACCTTTGCCTCGGCGGCAGCCACTTTATCCGCCGCTGCTCCCGCTATGGCATCTTGTTCGTCTTGTGTTAGCTTTGGATTCTTGGCGATTCGCTGCATCGCCACGGTTTGTTGTGCTTTGGCGGTATCCAACACATCTCTGGCCCGTTGTACTCTACCGGGAGCCTGTGCCACAGTAAAGTCAGTATCGGCCAGCACCGTTTTGGTCTTCGCCAGTTTTGATTGTGTAGCTTCTAGTTCTGCCTCTGCCTTGGCAAATGCTTTAGCGGAGGCTGAATAACCGTCGAGGATCTTCTGACCTTCAGCCTGCGCGATACTGAGTCGGCGTTGGGCCAAGGAAACCTTATCGTATGCGGCGGCACCGGCAAGTAGATCGTTCGTGTCAGGGCCGAAGCTGGCGAGTTTAGCACCCATCAAAGCGAGCTTTTCGTTCGAGGCTGCCAGCGCGTCGGAATTACGAGCCATTGCGAGAAGACGTGCTGACGCCTTATCCGCCCCGGAGCCGATGCCACCTAGATTGTTGATGAGTGCATTGAATACAGCATCTCCCCTATTTTCCGCTGAGAAAATAAGGGAGATTTTCTGGCTAAGACCCATCTACCACCTACACGATCTTGACCTTGTTCGCCGATTTTCGTCTGGCGTCCAGCATGGCCCGCCGTTGTTTCTGGTTCTCGAACTTCCGGTACTCATCGATCGCGACCGAAAACTGAAAGAGCCAGCCGGGAGGTGTCGCCGCGAATATCGGGTAGCTCCACTTCGTCTCATTATACACTGAGACGATCATGGCCCAATATTCGTGATCAGGTCCGCGCCACTTCTTCTTCGTTCCCCGAATCGCTGCCCGCACGCCCTCGCGGAAACTCGACGGGTGAACCGTCATCTTTCTTCATGTCACTTGGTGGAGTGCCTCCCGCACGTTCTGCAAGAAACGGAAGCAGGTCTTCACCGAGTGCCTTGAACAGATAGAGACGGTCTTCGGGATCGTCAGAGTCCATCCAACGATCCGCGCCCCCAGCCGTGTCACGAACGTGAAACTTGACGAGCAGGTAATCGTAGACGTAGAACCAAAACTCGCCATTGTGGAGTTCGAGGCTGTCTTGCTTCCGTACCTCGGCCTCACCTTCGAGTTCTAAAACGTCGGGGTCTTGTTCGCCGGGAGCAAGATCCCGTTCCTTGTAAAACTCGTCTTCGCTCTCGGTGTCCGGTGAAGCGGAAGCACTCTTAACGGTCTTGGTCGCCCGCGCACGAGCATAGAGATCGTTAATGGAATCCCGTTGCCCTCGCAACCTGATCCATTCATCAGGTGCGAGGGCGGGGATATCCTTGGACGTGAGCTTATCTACCTTGCGGTAGCCGGAACTGTTAATCGGCACGATGTTTACTCCCTAGCTACGGTTACACCAAATCGCTATCGATAGCGATGGTCGCTGTCGCTCCTGTTCCGCTGGTCTGCCGCGCACCTTTGATCACGAACGTTTCATTGATAACGAGGTTATCCGGCGCATTTTCCTCGTCATCGTAGATCATACCGTTCGGTAAACCAAAGATGTGACTGTGTGGCGTACCACAGGTTGACTTGAACTCAAAGAGGTACGCTCCGAAGTTACCGCAAGCGTTAACGTAAGCTAGGCGGTAGGCATCGGAAACATAGGACATAACCCCGTCAACGGTGCCGTTCAACTCGTTAACGATGATTTCGCTCGGTCCATCAGTGCCGTCGCCCTTGGAACCGTAGTAAGCCGTGCTTCCGGCGTCAAGGGTCCAGGTCAACGACTCAAAGCCGTTCACGCCCGTAACATCCATGAAGGTGGCCGGAAGCAGATCCGGCATCCGATAGGATTTCTCATAGGCAGGAAGGGTCGCGGTACGAACCGCATGAGGTACGGGAATGTTCAGCCCGAGAAAGTTCAACGTCCAAAGCGCCGCGTTATCGTCGTCGCTGACCGCCATCTTCGCCGACGTGCAGAGCACATCGGAGTAGATTTTCTCGTTGAGACCATCGCCGACGAAGAAGGTGCTATACACCGGAGGCAGAATATCTCCATCGGCATAGCAACAGTTGGCAAGCAACGGGTTAAGCGCGGAAGGCTTGAAGGGCACGACAAGAACCCCAGAAGCCATCGGCTTTACAGCAATGCCGTCAACCAACATAAAGAGGTCGCCGGTCTGGTACTTCTCGTCTTGCGCGTTGCGGTTCCACTTGAACTTACTCTGCGCCGCGACGTGCGGAAGAAAGAGCGAGGGAGTCGATGCGGGTGAGCCTTTCGCTGTCTGCGTGGCAAACCCGATATAACGTTTTGCCGAAGGATAGGTCATGTTCATGCCCTCCGAGGGTGACTATGGATTATCCCTGAGCCGGTTGGGGAGTTACAACCGGCTCAGCAGTACTGGTAGCTGAGGCAGCCTTGCCGGGTGCCGATGCCGGTTTCGTCTCCGCAGCCGTATCGTCTCCCTCTGCCGGAAACGGCTTATTCGAGAATCGTTCACTCACCAGCAGGCTTTTCGCCGTCGCTGGGTCCACGAACCTCGATCCCGTTCCTTCTCTGTCCCAAATCTCTACCCAATCTTTAGGGTGGCCCATCTGGATACCTCTCCTCGACTCTGACGATAATGATCGCCCCAACATACAACCCACTTGGCGTCTGAATAAAGACCGAAGGCCATTCATGCTCATACGAGATACTAGTTATCGATACACCAGTCGGAGGGCATGGAGCATTTGTTGGATCGTTCGGCTTCAGATGACTCGCGAGTATAGAGTACGTATCAAGCACACGTCTCTGTTCCAGCATTGTATCATCAGAATCCGAGAACGCACATTCTCTGTAGACACCCACGTAGGTATTCGGTTCGTTCTTGATGTTTCCGGTCTCGCCCGATTCTCGACCCATATCGGAATAGCGTGGCGCGGTCCACACAAGATACGGCTGTGATCCGTCGTAGAGGTTGCCCGGATCGATGGGAAATACTCGGGAGCCTTTGGAACTGTCGGCAGTAACGATGTTCGTCGCTATGTCAATCGCGACGTTATCGGCTAACCACGGCACCCACGCCTTAGACATCGCAACGAACCAATCGACGTTGCAGTTGACATCGACGTTAAGCGGAGACGTGTAATATTTCGGAGACGGCGGAAAGACCGTAATCATCCGAACAATTTCGGCGACAACGCCAACGGACTAGTTGCCGCACGAACCCACGAGGCACGGAACTGAGGATTAGGCACCATACCGGCCCACGATGGGTTAAATCCAGTAGACATACCGATAACCGGTACGCCTTTAGCTCCGGTTCCGGTCGCCTGCGCTGAAGGATAGCTAAAACCCGCTCGGGTAACGGTGTTTACAATTTCTTTCGTCAAAGGACCGTGCGAGATCAGACGAAATCCGCCCTGCATCGCTCGGGTATCTACGGGAGAAGTATTGACTAGATCGATAAAAGCGGCTTTGGAGTTTGTCTCGACTTTACGAGCAAGGTTCACGACAACCGATGCTTGATATTGTCGAAGGTACGATATCGACTGATTATAGCCTTGCAATACGAGTGAGAGGTTCACTGTTTCCTCGGTCTGTCGATGGTGCCCTGGATAACCAGACGCATGATCGGTACGCCATCCTCACGATGTTGGATAAACTTCACGCGCCGTTTCGAGGACACAAAACCAGGGTCGCTGTCGTAAGTCATGGTAAAGAAGTCGCCTTCTTCCCAATCGTCCAGCATGAACACCTCTAACATGTCATGCATGTCAAGATTCGTATCGATGTAGGGACGTACTAATACATCCTCGTAGGCCGGAGAAATGATCCCGGTACGAAGGTTTAGCAACTTACAGTTGCACGACTTACCATGAATCCGACGCTGATGCGCCTCATTCATCCGTGCTAAGGCGGGCATCTACCAACGTCCCCAACGACGATACTGGTAGTTGGGACGACACACTTGACCCAGTGAGAAGGTTATCGGCTGTTCCAGTGTCTCATCACTGCCGGGTGTCAACACGGCATTAATCTCGGAATCGGCAAACGCTTCGAGACTTGAAGAAAGCTGCGCCGCCGATAACTGATCGATCTTATAGCTGTACCGCTGACCGAACGCTTCGGCGTTCGGTCGAGGCAAGGCGATAACTATTCGTGCCGCCGTGAGATAGATAACCGCGTTCTTAAGCCGACGCAACTCCGCTGTGGTCCGGGTGGTCCACAGCGAATCGCGTCGCTTCACCTCGTTATCCGCTGCCCCAAGATAGATGGGGAGAGCGATGATGTTGTCGGGAAGACCTACCTCATCTAGCTCTACGTTTATAGCCGCCCGCACAGCGGGAAACTCGTCAGCGGTAATAAGGGCCATCGGTTATCCCTTGATGTCTGGGTCGTTCGCTTGTTGCTGCGACTCTGGTGAGAACTCACTGGGCGGTGCTTCGCCGGTTCCGGTTCCCGCGTTGGGATCAACCGGAGGAAGCGCCCCAGAAGCGAGTTCCTTATTCGTGGTCGGATCGAGCGCGGGCATGGTCGTTCCAAGGGTCGCCTTATCCGTCACTTCCTTGAGCCGCTTATCAGCAAGGCGAAGGTTGACCTCGGGAGTACGGGCAACCACACGAGGCACGAGATTGGCGACGAACGTTTCGCCGCCCTGCGGAAACTCTCGGGTCTTCGGATGGTCGGGATGAACTTCCCAAAGGGCGCACTTACCTTTGGGAGTCTTGGGACCGGGAGCAACAACGAGATATTCGGGCATCGACTTCTCTCCCTTTAGCTGGTGAGGTCCAGAATCTTAACGGCTAACTGGTCGATGACCGCATAGTTTTCCTCGGTCGTCATGACCAAGCTCTGAACCTGCTTCGTGACCCAACGAGTTGACTCCGTGATGTCTCCGCCGTTCTCCACGATACGGTTGATCGCGAAGCGGGAGTCAAGACCAACGATCTTGCTGGCGGGAGCATCGTCGGTTAGACCGATGCGAACCGCGTCACCAAGTTCGTTGTTGATTGGGGTGAACCCGCCGAAAGCCTGTCCCGCGTTCTGGAGATAGATGAGCGGGATGTTGGCGGTACCGGTGTTGAGTAGCTGAGTCGCTACCACGACATCTTCGTTCGCCAGCAAAGTCGTCACCTGGTAGGGGTTACGGAACTTCGCCTTGAAGCGAAGGTAGCCCTTCAAGGTGAGCGAGGAGGCCGATCCAGGAGTCGCAGCGGAATCGAGGGTGGAAAGCTGATAGACGGTCGCGCCATTGCTCGTGTTGGACATATCACCATTAACGATAACGTCCAGGATCGCGGCCAGCTTATCGACCTCGGCCTGCACCATCATCCGTTGGATATGTAGTGCGAGAAGATCGATAGTCATGCGGCGAAGCGTCTCGTAGGTCGCGTCGAGTCGGCGACCGAACTTCCGCACACGGATTGTGTGGGTCGTACCAGAGAGCTTCACGGCTGGAATCTCGGTGCCTTCGGGGATGCGAACCAGTCGCTTCTGTCCGGTGTTATCCACGAGGTAGTACGCCTCGTAGCTCGAACCCGTAATCGGTGTCGTCTTCGCCACTACCTCGGCGATAGGAACCGCAGGCGCGATTTGCGGGTAGTAGGCGTTAGGATCGAAGTTGATCGGAAAGACCGGGGTGCCTTGCGGCTGATCACCCGCGTCATACACCGCACGAGATTGGCGAGGAGTGCGAGGTACGCTTACCTCTCGAATACGACGATTCAGCCACTCGCCGAAAGCGACAGCGGTGTTATCGTCTTTGCCGAACTCGCTAACGAACGAAGCCATGATGCCTCGCTCGGGGATACTCGATGTTCGGATCTGCATTTCGCGAAGCACGCGACCAAAGGCGTCGAGACCGGTAGACCGCTCAACATCGCTATGCTCGTGTGTCGGATCTTCGTCTTCGAGCACCTGGGTGATGCTCATGCCCTTCACGCGGGCTTGTTCGGCAATACCGGGCATCACCTTGGCTGCCTCGGTCGCCTTGATTCTCATGTCTCGGATATCAGCCATTTACCTACCCTCTCCCGTTGTCGGGTATTAGAGTTGTACCCACACAGCGGTGGTGACGCTATGGTCAACGATGCGTCCGCGTCCCGCCGCAACGTCGGCGAGGGTCGCAACAGCGATGGCCCGAATGTAGCCCTTGGCCGAAGACGCTCCTAGAGCACCAACGAACTTGAGCTTCGGAGTGAGCAGAGCCGATGTCCCACCCGGAACCTGGACGTAACCTTCGGTCTGGACTCGCGCCTTGCCGTCGAACTCGACTTGGTTCAAGACGCCATATACCGGATCGCCATCAGCGCAAAGAGCGATGGTGCCATCGCCGGAAAGCGTGACCGCAAGACCGGCCTGAGCACTGCCTTGATTCTGGGTTGCATCGTAGGTGATGGTCGAATTGTCGATGATCGCCGGAGCGTACTCCGCTTGAAGTTCTGTGTAGTCAATACCTAGTCTGGGATCAGCCATCTGCGGTGCCCTCCGAGGCTATTAGCCCTTAAACGCGAAATCGTTTCGCTTGGCGATACGATCATCGACCTTGGGTGCGGGAGTCGGATCAGGATCTTGCGTCTGCCGACCCTTGGGAAACAACTTGTCGGCTGCCTTGGTCCAATCGTCACGCATCTGTCGGATGGTAGCGATGGGGGCGCGACTAAGCATATCGCTGTAGATTTCGCGCTGGAACTCGGTGCCGTGTGCTCGTGCGCCCTCGGTCAAGGCTTCCTCGGTCAGCGCCGTGCGATACGCCGCGCCGTCCGCCGCCATAGGTAGCAGACGCGCCCGCTCATCAGCCAGCCATGTTACCTGATCCGCTAGAGGCAGTTCCGCCCGATCGGCGGGAATGACCGACGCGATGGGTGCTTTCGCCAACGCGACTAGCGCCTCAAGCGCCTTCACACGCTTTTGGACAGCCGCCTCGGCATCTCTCAACGCCTGGATTTCTTCCTCTGTCATCGTCGCCTCTCGATTCGCTACGGGGTGTACATGACGTTGCGCCGGTAACTTTATCCCGTACCGTACTTGCACAAAGTCTAACGTGCGTTGTTCCATTTGTCCAGCATCAGCAAACGCTCGTGCTTTATCGATAAACGCTCCCGGTGTCGCGCCGGAATATACACCCGAGGTTTCGAGAAGTCCCGCGTTTTCGATTGTCGCTCTCGCCTTTACTTCACCTCTCTCCGGCTTTACATTTCCTTTCTTGTCGGTAACGGGATACATCGCTCCGAGAAAATGCATACACCCATCGGGGTCCATCCATCGTTTCATATCTTTTCCGCAGATCGAGCACATATACTCGCCTCCGGTAAAACCAATGGATTGATCCTTCACGATACCGGCTCGGATCTTAGCGATGTAAACCGCCGATTCAGGATCGCCGATCATGTAAACATCGGCCCGAACCAACTTACCTTCCAGCGTGCCGGTTAACGTTCCGCCCACCGGGTCGCCATGTTTGTTATGCGACCGCAGATAAGGTACTCCAGCATCAGCGTCTCGGGCATAGTTGGTTAACGATGTGAGACCCATGCGAGTATCGTAGGAATCCCAACGATCGTTGGAAATGATGCCGCCGAAGAAGAACGGTGGGTAATCATCAAAGACCGTGGGATCCAGCGCACGCTTATCGGCTATGGCCCGAAGGTTCGGCAGCTTATCCGCTGTCGCACGCAGATCGATCTGCATAATGTCGGAGTACCCGATTTCCTGAGCATATCGAGACGGATCGTAATCGTCTTGCATCAGATCCTCACAACTTCTGAG